CGCATGTCTCCAGTTAAAGGAGCGCTTTTTCGACCTTTGATCATGATTTTCTTATGGTCCGAGTAACCCCCCAGCGCCCGGTGCCATTATCGGCCTGGATTGAGGACAATATCCGCCTGCCCGCGGGCATCTCCGCCGTGGCCGGGCCAATCAAGCTGCATCCGTACCAACGTGCTATCGCTGACGCGATCGCCGACCCAAAGGTCGAACGCGTGACGGTGATCAAGTCCGCCAGGGTCGGCTTCACGACGCTCTTGGTCGGCGCGATCGCGCACTTCATCGTGCGGGAACCGTCGCCGATCCTCGTACTAATGCCGACCGAAAGCGACGCCCGCGGGCTGATGGTCGACGATATCGAGGGGCTTTTTGCCGAGAGCCCCGCCCTGGCCGACCACCTCCCTATGCCCCACCCTGGCCGCTCCGATCGCAACACGCTCGTGCACCGCATCTTCGACAAAGGCAGCTTGAAGATTGTCGCGGCTGGAGCGCCGAGGAACATGCGTCGGCACTCGGCGCGCGTGCTCCTGATCGATGAAGTCGACGCCTGCCAGGCTACCGCGGAAGGCGACGCCGTAAGCTTGGCGCTGCAGCGCACGCTCACCTGGCCGAACAGGAAGATCGTCATCGGCGGGACGCCCCTGGATAAGGCGACCAGCGCCATCAGCCGGCTTTATGCGGAGAGCGACCGGCGGGTGTGGGAGGTCCCATGTCCGGCCTGCGGCGGGTGGTCGGAAATCAAGTGGGAACACATCGAATGGCCGGAGTGCCATCCCGAGGACGCGGTTTGGCGATGCCCGCACTGCTCGACCCTGACCCAGGAGAACCACAAGGCGGCGATGACTAGGGCGGGCCGCTGGCGCGCTCAAAATACAGGGATATCCCAGCACGTAGGCTTCCGGATTAACTCACTGGTGTCGCTCCTACCGAGTTGCACGTGGGGGAAACTCGCGGCGAAGTATGCAAGTGCCCGGGGCGACCCGAGCCTGATGCGCGTATTCATGAATACGGATTTGGGCCTGCCATGGGCCGAAGAGGGCGACGAGGTTGACGCCTCGGCGGTTGCGGCCCGAGCCGAGCCGTTCAGCCTCGACGCTATCCCCGAGGAGGTCTTGGCGTTGACGGCGGGCGTCGATTGTCAGGATGATCGCCTTGAGGCCGTCATCTGTGGCTGGACCCGGAAGGGGGGCTGCCTGGTGCTTGGTCACGAGACAATATGGGGCGCGATCGACGACGATCTCACTTGGCGCCAGCTGGATGATCTTCTACGCGCGACCTGGCCGCATCCCCTCGGTGGCCGCTTGAAGGTGGACGCCTGCGCAATCGATAGCGGCGACGGCGGGCATGCCGCCACCGTTGTCGCGTTCTGCCGCTCACGGGCGGCCCGCCGTGTGATGGCAATCAAAGGTGCGAGCGGGCTCTCGCGCCTGCCACTCGTTGCAAGCAAAAGTAAAATGAAGGGCGGCGGCCGCTTGTGGATCGTCGGAAGCGATAGCGTCAAGTCCCGCATCTTCGATCAACTGCAGCGCGGGACCGCTATCCGCTTTAGCGACACGTTGACACCAGTGTTCTATGAGCAACTCGCTTCCGAGCGGGTTGTCGTGCGCCAGGTTGGCGGCAAGCCGGTTCGCCGGTTCGAGAGAATTAGGGGGATGCGGGCCGAGGCGCTCGACGCTCTCACCTACGCCCATGCGGCGCGCTCGGCATTGACGCTGCATGCCTCGAATTTTGATCGCCGCGAGGACGACCTGCGCATGATTGCCTCGGCGCCAGCGAAGCCGCCGGCGCCGACTATTATTCGCAGTCAGTGGATGGAGCGCGGGCGGCTCTAGCGCTTAGCCGGCGGGGGGAGTGCCTTACGGCAAACTATCATTAGATGATCGATTTCGGACCATCCATCCACGTCCAAATTTTGCAGCCCGTGCATGACTTCGCGTAGGGCGGTCGCCATCCGTATATTTTGCAGTTGCAGCCGCTTCACCAGCGCCGCGGTCTTCTTGTCCCTAGGGACGTTCTCAGACATTGCTCCCTCCTCTGATTGCATGCTGCTTTCGCCGCGCCGGCGTGGGGGCCAATGCTGGAGGTTGTCTAAGCGACCCTGCCGCCTGCCATCTCGTATACGCGAGCAAGTTACTTAGCGAGTGGTCCCCCCGATCGAGGGCCACACCCTGTCTCACGGCCGGGTCGCACTTGACAAAGTGCCCTGGAGGGCCCATTTCTTTTAAGAAGTGCCCTACGGGAGTCATTTTAGATGCCTCCACTGCTCGACCGAAAGATCCGCTTTTCGGACGCGGTCACCGCTATCGAGACCACGCCGAAGTCGCTCCGGAAATGGCTCCAGAACGATGGAGTCCTGCTTTTCGCCGATGCCGAGCGCAGCGGCTGGCACGAGTTCAGTTTTGCGGACATCGTGGTCTTCGTGATTATGCGTAGGGCTGTGGATTACGGCGTTGGTGTAGTCGAGGCAAACAGGCTCGCCCTCGATGTTGTCGCACAATTCCCTAGGCTTTTTGAACCTTGGAACGACCTGCCCGGCACGCTCGCGGTGGTCTGGGAAAATTGGTCTCTCTTCCTGTGGCGAGAGGGCGGAGCGTGGATGCGAAAGCTGAAGGCGGATTGGGATGACCGCGACCCTCCCCCTTCTTGCGACACATACCTGACGATCAAGTTGGAGCCGGCTATCCGCCGCGCCCTCGCTCGTCTGCCGCGAAGCAATACCGAAGGGCTCCGATGACTGACCGCAAAGTTGTACCTGTAATTTTCCGGCCGGCAGGCTTGTTTACTTGGGTGGACGAAACCCGACTCGTGGGCCTCGACGAAGATGAGACCAAAGAGTTCCTGGCGCTAATGAACGAAGGGCTCGCTCTGCTGAAGGCTGGCGGTCCCCGCTTCCGTAACTCGCGTTATTGGGAGCTGTGGGAGAAGTACGACCGTGCTGCGCTGCTCGCCGGCTTTCAAACCCCGAAAGGAGACGACCCGCAATGAGAGAGACTCTCTCTCGCGAGCGGTCGTGCGACCCGGCCGCAAGTCCTGGCGAGCATGCCAACGGACAGGTCGCATGAATTTCACCCGCCGCATACGCAACGCGGCAGCGGGTTTGTTCCGCGGTTATGATGCCGCGGGCACGTCGGGCAGATGGCCGATCGCGGCACAGATGCAGACGCCGTTGGCGTCGGCGATCCAGGCACGCCCGACCGTTGCGGCGAGAGCCGCCTACCTCGCAAGCAACAGCCCCTACGTCGCGGCGATCGCCACCAATTCCGTCACAGCCTTCGTGGGCGACGGTCCGAGCCTGCAGCATGACGACGACGATCTGGTTGCGCGCTGGAACGACTGGTGGAGCGATGCCGACGCCGAAGGTGTATCCACACTCGGCGGCCTGGTCGCGCGCGTGTGCCGATCTTGGCTGGTCGCGGGCGAGGCCTTCCTGCTGATGCGGTCCGACGTCGAGCGCGCGCTGCGGCTGCTGCTGATTGCGCCCGAGCAGGTCGATGCAAGTCGGAACGAGACGCTCCCCGGCGGCGGCTTCATCCTCTCCGGCATCGAGACCAATGGCGACGGCCGCCACGTCGCGGTGTGGGTGAACCCATTTCCGCCCGATCATCCGCAGGGCGCGACCGCCGCGACCGATGCGATCCGGGTCGCGATCGAGGACTGCATTCATCTCTACGAGGCGCCGACGCCGGGCGCCGTCCGCGGCGTGTCGCCGCTGTCATCAATCCTGGCGCGCGCCGTCGAGATCGACCTGACCGAGGACAGTCTCATCAAGCAAGCGCAAGTCGCCGCGTTGCTGAGCACCTACATCACCGATCCGTCCGGCACCATCACGCTCGACGCCAAGAACGGCCAGGTCAGCTTGGAGCCGGGCACGGTCAGGATCTTGCCGAGCGACAGCATGATCACAACGGTTAGTCCGCCGTCCAACGACAACGGGGTTGAATTCCAACGCGCAATGATCAGGTCCCTGGCCGCCGGTGCCGGCGTTCCTTTCGAGCTGGTCTCAGCGGATCTGTCGCAGACCTCGTTCTCCTCGGCACGATTCGGTGATCGCCACTTCCGCCGCCGCACTCAGGCGGTCCAGCGGTTGTTGTTGGAGCCGATGATGGACCGGATCTTCTACCGGTTTCTCGCGCTCGAAACGCTCGCCGGCCGCCTGTCGCTCGATCTCGACAACGTCGCGGCGCCGCGCTGGCTGTGGGCGGGATATGAGCCGATCGATCCGCTCAAAGATACCAAGGCGGACGTTGAAGCCCTGCGCGCCGGCTTCGCATCCCGTTCCGAGATTATCGCTCGACGTTCTGGCCGGGACGTCGCCGACGTCGATCGCGAACTCGCGAGTGACACGAGACCGATGCCCGCCGCCCCGGTCGGCGACATCTCAATGGAGGCAGACAATGTCAAATGATTCGCTCCACACCCGCGCCATCGCGGTCAAGCCGAACAGTTTCGATCCCAACACCCGCACTTTCACCGCCGCGGTGCTCGCGACCTCACGGCCAATTCGGGTGCGTGGCGGGATCGAGGAAAGCCTCGATCTGGCGGCAGCGCAGCTGCCAGAATTCCTGCCGCTGCTGCTCGACCACAAGAGCGACATTCGCTCGACGGTCGGCAGGGTCAACAACTTGCGGATCTCTGGCGACGAGCTGCTGGGAGATGGCAAGCTCACGAGCGACCCCAGCCTCGACTGGCTGGCCAGCCGCATCGGTGATGGCACGGTCGGAAGTCTGTCGGTCGCCTACACCGCGACCGCGTCCCGCGTTGGCAGCGGACGTTCTCGCACCGTTGTCCCGAAGTTCATGCATGCCGCCCTGGTCTCTGAACCGGCCGACGATCGCGCCGGTCTCCGCAGTGCCGATGATGGTGATGATGATCGTCGCGACGATGACCTGCAGACGCGCAATGCCAGGATCAGGTCGCTGTGCCGGACGCTCGGGCTCGGGCACGAGATCGAGGAGCGGGCCATCGATGCCGGATGGACCGACGAACGGATCATGCATGCCGTACTCGAACGTTCCGGCAATCACAGCATCAGGGTCACGACCCGCGCGAATGGGCTAGACGAGCCCGAGACGTATCGCCGCGCGATGGTGGATGCGATCGTCGCTCATGCCGGCGGCAGCGAGCCTGTGGGCGTCGCCCGTGAGCTGGCGGGCCTGTCCTGGCCCGATCTGCATCGGCGGCATCTGCGACAGTCTGGGCAGTCCGCGACCGGCTCGGATGCCGAAGTGATCGTGAGAGCTCTTTCGACCTCGGACATGCCGATCATTGCGGGGGCGGCCGTCAATGTCGCGCTGCGAAGAACCTACGACGCGGCCCTTTCGCCGATGACGGCGGCGCTTGGTTCGCGCACGCTGCCGGACTTCAGGCCGCAGACCGAAGCCTTGGTCGATTGGACCACGCTGAACGTCGGCAAGGTCGCCGAGATGGGCGAGTTCAAGAGCAGCTACGTGACCGAGTCCGGCGAGACCATCACGCTTTATACGATCGGCGGCATCACCGGTGTCTCCCGCCAGCTCTGGATAAATGGTGCGGGTGCCATCCGCAACCTGTCGGAATCGCACGGCCGCAGGCTCGCCGCCGACGTCTCCGATCGCATGGTTGCCTTCCTGGAGCAGGACACCCTCGCCGGCCCGAAGATGGCCGACACCTACAGCGTCTTCGACTCCACGCATCATGGAAATATCTTGGACCTGGATACGACCGACGTCGACACCGTCATAGGCAGCGTGTTGGCGGCACGTGCCGCCGCCAGCAAGCGCAAGGGTGCCGGCAATGTCATGATCGGCGTAACGCCGAGTATATTGATCGTCGAGTCCACGTTCGAGCCGACCGCGATCCGGGCGCTGGCCACGGTGGCGGCGGCGGAGGTGGCCAACGTCAATCCGCTGGCGGGACGGCTGCAGCTCATCACCGATCCGCGGCTGAGCGATCCCGACACGTCCTATCTGGTCGCCAGCCCGGCGCAGATGGATGGGATGGTCAAGGTCTCGCTCGCTGGCAACGAAGGGCCATTCACGGAGTCGAGATGGGGCTTCGAGATCGACGCGGTGCAATTCAAGATCAGACTCGATATCGGCTTTGCGTTCATCGAGCACCGCTCGTGGACCCGGCTCGATCATGGAGCGGTGACGCCATGACGGATGTCTCCACATTGCGGATTTGGCTCGAAGCCTTGAAGGCCGCTCGCGCCTCTGGGCTGCTGAACGTGCGGCACAAGGACGGCGAAGTCACATACCGATCCGATGCCGAGCTGGTGCGTGCGATCGCGAGCATCGAAGCCGAATTATCTCCACAGCCGCGGACGCTGATCGTTCGCGCCAATAAAGGATGGGAGTAAGACCCATGGCAAGAACCTTCGTTCAACCCGGCGACACGATCGATGCGGTCGCGCCTGCCGTAACTGGAGTGACGAGCGGCGTTCCGATCCTGCTGGGCAATCTTTTCGGCATGCCTGAGACCTCGGCCGCGCCAGGCGAGACCTTCGCACTCAATCTGGTCGGCGTACATCGGTTACCGAAGGCCTCCGGTGCGCTCGAACCCGGTGCGCTGGCGTATTGGGCGACCGGAACAGCACACGTCGTAGGCACCGGCGCCGGAAATTATCTGGTTGGCGTCGTCGTCGCGCACGCGGGATCGGACGATACCGAGGTTTTAGTTCGTCTCGATGGCGTCGCCACGGCGCAGGTCGCGGGCGGGTGATGGTCGAGACAGTTCCACGCTGCTCGGAGCGGCGCCGGAGGGGCGCAGGGACAGTGAAACTGGCGCGCGCATGAGTGAAATGGGGCCACAAAGGTCGGACGAGCGGCTAGAGACGCCGAAACAGCTCGCCATGCGCGTTGGCATTTCCGAACGGCAAGTCCGCCATCTGATTCAGTCTGGCCAGCTCGAACATGTATGGATCGGCTGCCGAATTCATGTTCCCGTCGGCGCGTTTGCGCGCTTTCTCGAGGTGAAGAGGATACCCCCCTCATGTCAAGGCGCAACCAAGGGCCGCGATTGCGCTGGCTCGACAAGCGCAAGTGCTTCTATGTCACCTGGACGGAGCGGGGCCGCAGCCGCGAGTGCTCGGCTGGCACGGCAGACCGCGAACAAGCTGAAATCTTCTTTGCGGAATGGCTCCAACGCAGGGGACGTCGAGCCGGCCCCAGTGATCCCGCTGCGATCCTCGTGACTGACATGTTGAACGAGTATTTACAACAGAGAGGTCCGAAGGTTGCCGCGACGGAGCGCATTGCCTACGCCGTGCTTGCGCTGACCGATTTTTTCGAGGGCAACAGCGTCGCGGAGGTGACGCCGCAGACTTGCGGGCGCTACGCCGAAAAGCGCGGCCGTTCCGCCGGCACGGTTCGGCGCGAGCTCGGAGTGCTGAGGGCGGCCATCAATTACGCGCATAAGAACGGCCGAATCACGCGACCCGTCGCCGTCGAGCTGCCCGAACGTCCTGACCCGCGCGACCGTTGGCTGACGCGCGCTGAGGCGGCCCGGCTGATCCGGGCGGCGCGGACGCCGCAGGCTCGGCTTTACCTGCCGCTGTTCATTCTGATCGGCCTCTATACCGGCCGGCGAAAGGAAGCGATTTTGTCGCTGCGCTGGCCGCAGGTGAACCTGGACGCGCGCACCATCAATTTCGAACTGGCCGGCCGCCGGCGCACCAACAAGAAGCGAGGCATTATTCCGGTCCCGCCGCGGCTTTTGCCGCACCTGCGCCGCGCCAAGAAGCGCGGGACCGAAATTGGCTACGTGCTGCATGTCAACGGTGACCGACTTGGCGACATCAAGAAGGGCTTTGCCGCGGCCTGCGAACGCGCCGGGATCGAGGGCGCGTCACCGCATACGTTGAAGCACACGGCAGCGACGTGGCTCATGCAAGCCGGGACCGATCCGTGGCAGGCGGCCGGCTTTCTGTCTACCAGCGTCGAGACGCTGCTTCGCGTCTATGGGCACCATCATCCCGACCACCAGCGCGAGGCCGCGGAGAACATCGGGAGGCGTCCGCAGAATGTCCGCGTAATTGCGTGATGTTTTCGTTGCGTTCCGCGTGTCTTTGCAAGGAAAGATCGCATAAAACGGGGCTTTAACGAATGAAGCAGGGTTCTCCGAAGGCAGAGGTCACAAGTTCGA